GCTCATTTGAGATTTGTTCATCATATATGTCATCGGGCTTTAATGATTCTAATTGCTTTACGGTTGTTTTGAATATATTGATTTTCTCTGTATAACTATCAATTAAAGAAGTATCAATATCATCAAGATATAAAGCCTGTGCTTTACGGTATTCGACAAATAAAGGCATACCAGCATTAAGTACATCAATACTGGTATTCTTTATTCCAAATTCAATATCTTTATACGGTATCTTCATCAGGTTTTTTCCTCTTGTAAGGTTTTTCTTCTTTCTCTTCGATTACCTCAAAAGTAATGCCTATGTCTTTAAACATCTGTACTTCCGGCTCACTTACTTCAATTACGGTATCTTTTACTTGAAAACCGTAATGAATGTATTTCGATTTTATTAATACTTTTATCATACCGTCGTTTCGACAATTGTATAATAATCATCTTTTGCAATTATTACTGTTGCTGATACATAACCGCCCCATGCACCGCCTCCGCCTGTCGGAGCTGCGTTCGCTAATGATGCTGCTATTGTTACGGCTGAACTAAGTTTCATTGCTGTATATTTGAATGGGACTGTGCCGCCCATGTATTTAATTTCAAACCCAGGGTCAAACTTTCCAACACCATAAAATATTTCCTGATGCTTCCCATTCTTTATTCCGTTGTATTTATACAGCGCATAAAACTTTCCTCTTACTTCTTTTGCAATGTCAAGAATGTTTTTATCTGACTGCATTAAAACGCCCTCAATTACAACTTCTCTGTTTTCATCGATTACAGCAACAGCATCGCCGCTTTCATCATTTAAAGTTGTTTGCGGAGTATTATCTTTGAATGTAGTTTCCTGAATGTAACCTAAATCATATACAGAACCTAAAACAGTTCCAAGTTCTGCACCGTCATCGGCTACTTCTTTAATTCTTATTATTGCTCCGCCTTTTGGGTTTATTGCTCCCCGCTCTCTTACTGGTACGAATGACATTTTATTTCCTTTTTAATTTTTTGTTTATACTCTGTTAATTCTTCTATTGCCTCTTGTATATTGCTGAATATTCTGTCGTTGAATATCCGACATCTTAATATTTTTGAATTTTCTTTTATTGCTTCTAATTCGTTAATTGCCTCATCTAACATTCCGACATTGATATATATATCTGCAAGTAATTTATGAGCAGTGTTTTGTATCGATTCAATTTTAAGGGATTCTCTTAAACAGCTTACAGCGGAATAGATTTCACTTTGTTTTAAATAAGCCTCTGCAAGTACTATGTATATGTATGCTTTTAAAGAATTATTGTTTGTTGTTTCAAGTGATTTTAATAAGTTAGGGATGCCATCTTCATTATTTTTAACCTGTAAAACCCCTGTATAATAATGGAATAGCGGATGGTCTTCTTTTAGTATTGCATAGTTACGTGTTATCTTATCTTTTGTATCGTTATAATATCCTGTATGGTACATTATAACGTTACTTTTACCGACTCTGTAATTATTTTCATTAATTGAATCGATAAGTGTTTCATGCGTCGGTAGTGTATAACGAAGTCCGCTTTTAAATATTCTTGTTGCTGGAGTTAAAAGTATTTCACCATCTATTAAGAATGAATATTGTATAACCTCCCATACATCGCAATCCGCATTAATCAGCTTTTGTATTTGTGCTTTCCCTTTTTCATCAAACCATTCATCGCCGTCAACTGTTATAATCCAATCGCCTGAACATTTTGAAAGTGCGAAGTTGCGAGCTTCGCTCCAATCGCCTTGCATAGTGTAATCATAAAGTTTTATTTCAGAATGTTTCTTTTGTTCCTGTTCAATTATGCTTCTTGTACTATCGCCTGACTTTGTTTCCATACAAACTATAATCTCATTGCAAAGTCCGTATAAAGATTCAAGAGACTTCTTAATCGTTGTTTCATCTTTATATGCTATTATGTACCCGCTAATCATAAATCATCGTATATTGTTTCATTATACTTTACAATCATTTCAATAATTACACCGCCGATGTTCCTGCCGTGGTCAATTATATAAGGAGAAATATTCTCAATGTAATACATTTCAACGCCCTGGATGCCCGTAAGGTTTAATACTTTACTTACGTTTTTATTCCCGCTTATAAATCTTTTTAAATCTTTAATCCATTCTTCCGATTCATCTGTCAAACTTCCCTGCTTTGTTTGTGACTGTATATAAACACCGATTACAACTTCGATATCTATCTGCTGTATGTCGTATGCCTCATTATGTTCAATCTTCTCATTCCCCAGCATATAGAATGCACATGGATATTCATTTACTTCGTTGATGCTTTTATAGCCCTTGTAAATTCTTGTATCCGGCAAAGTATTTGAATAACCGTTTGCAGTTGATAGATAACTCAGCTGTAATCCAATCTGTTTCAATATGTATTGTCTTACGCTGTTCATAATGAATACATCTTATATTTATTCAGTATTCCTGAATGGTCAACATCTTTGAATGATAAGGATTGTGATGCTTGAGAACCTATATTTTCCGAGCTAATACCTAAACGCCCTTTTACACTATCGAAATATTTTAATGCAACTTTCTCAATTAATACTTGCTTTAAATCGTCTGGAGTTGTTTTAATGACATAGTTTTTGCCACTGATTGAAACGTTTGCGTTATCAATTACCGTAAGACCTGTATTATTTGTTATGACATTAATTTCCATTTCTTCACCCTGACATTGAATTATATCGCCTGCTGTTGCTTCGGTTGTAAATAGAGTACTTACGCCTGTAACTGCTTTCGTTCCGATTGTTATGCTTATTGTTCCTGTGCCTGTTAAACATTTATATCCAGCAACGCAAACAATCTGAATGTTTCTTGTGCCAGCCGGAAATACATAACCTTTGCGGAGTAATATATAATCATTTGTTATTTCAACTGAATTAGTAATCGTATCGCCTGTTCCGTCTATTAAATCTATAAACACCTCTGTTTCAGTATCATAATATTTTATTGATGTTATTGATTTTAAAGGATAAGTCCTTGTATATAATAATTCTAATCCGTCTCCGTCATAATATTCAGTGTAAGTGTTGTATTTAAATTTACGATTGCAATATCTTTCAATTTCAGAAATGGAATTATTGAGAAACCCTGCAAGTTTACTATCTTGTCCTGATTCTGTTATTGTTAAATATCCCTTTATGTCATTTAGAATTATCACTTCTTATTTACATTCTTAGGATTAATGACTTTGTTCTTTACTTCTTCTTTTATTTCTGGCTTTGAGATTATTTCAACGTGATAAGAAACAAATTCAAATACTTCTTGACTTATATTGTATTCGGTGCCTTGCAGGTACTGCGCCCCATTTACTGTTATGTTCTTTTTAAATTTTACTTTATACATTTTTTGTTTTTTATAAAGAGGGCTTTGTCGTGGCTAACGAAAAGCCCTCTCAATTATTAGTTAGTTTTACCGCTTTAAAGATTTCGTTTATAGTACCCTCGCATTTGTACCATGCACGGAGATGTACATACACCGATTGTACTACCATCCCCTCCAAAGTCTAAAGCGTATGTCTTTGTAGAGCTTGTAGTCCATACGGGAACTGTCACGGGAATAACAGAGCTGTAATACCCTTGCACTCTTACCGTAGTATCAGAACCCTCAATGTATATTCTTAACTTTGAATAATGTTTCACCGGTGCGGCTATCATGTATTCGTACCAATAAACACCATTGAAGAAAAGAACTCCTATCTGGTCATATCCGGCATTTGTAAACCAATCAGAACCTGCATCGGTAGAGCCTGCAAGTGCGACTGAATCTCTTACAACTGTTGAATATGTTTCGGTGTATAAATCTGTTTGCGCAAATGAAACCGTTGCTATCAGCAATAGAACTATTAAAATTACTTTTTTCATTGTCATTATCTCCTTATGATGATTTAGTTTCAGTTGTTGCGTAAGCTGTTATCATTGCCTTGTCAAAGCTCCAGTGTTTAATCATACGAATTGCGTTTAAATCTGCTTGGAATGCACTTGTTGCGTCAACTGTCGCAGAATCCGAATAAGCTATTGAATAACCGCCTATGTCACCAAGTAAGGAGTTTTTCAAGTTACCAAGTAATGTAACTGTTTTAGATGCGACGCTCGGTAATGCAGGAGCAGCCTCAACTATTACAACAGGATAACCGAGTAACATTGCTGGCATTGTGTTTGTTGCTGGTTCAAATATGTATCTTCCGGAACCGTCAGCTAAAGTTCTTATATGTGCAGCAGTTGTTCTTGAGAAATACCATTTTGCACCTCTCAAATATCCCTGGTCAATTGATAAGGAGGAAGTTACAAGCTCAGGATAAACCAAAGTATTTCCGTTGATACCGGTTAATGCAGTGGTATTTCCGTAAGTATTACTTGCATAGAAAAGTCCTTCCCATGTAGTATTGCCATCCTGAAATATTAACGAGTCCAGTTTCTGTCCCATTGATTCCATCATTATATCCATAAGATAAGAGCCAATTGCGGCATTGCTGTTCATTAACAATTCAGAGGTTACAACTCCGAGCGATGCAAACTTCTTTGCGACAAGCTGAACACGTCCGAATGTAGGCTTTGTTGATGTTATATCCGATCCCTCACCTACAACAGAAGTTGTAAACCCCGTCAACTTTGTAGGAAAGTTTATTGTCTGTCCGTTTGCTAAAGGAATAACCCTTAATTCTGACATTGCTTGTGAATATGTAGGGAATATCCTTAGTATTTCATTTGAAACAATTGTAGGTACTGTATATCCGCCGTCTGCATCCGTTGTTACATCGTTTGGGTCTGCAGCTTTGGTTAACTTTGCAATCGTTTTTGTATCACGTTTCTTTTGCGCTGTGACAAAAGCAGAGAGTGCATAATTCGGGTCGGTTTCAAACAGTTCTGTTTTCTTATCCTCATTGACTTCAAACCTTTTAGCAATCTGCGACAAACTTTCATTCATCTTGATTACTTTTTCTAAATCGCTTGAATAGGTTTTCTGAACTTCGTCAACCATACCACGAACTACATCTCTTACTTCGTCTGTGAATGTTTTATTTTCTTCTGACATTTTATTTTTAGTTTAAATTTATTTCTTTACCCGTCACCATTAAAAATGCCTTTGCTATTTGACTGTTCACCCCCGCCATAACTTCCCCCGTTATGATTCGTGCCAGTTCAATGTCGTTTAGCTTTTTAGTATCGAGTTGTTTAATTCTATTCAGTAAGTCTGTGTAATTACCATTAACACCCGTAATGGATTTGTTGAATACCTCTGAATTTAGTTTAATTAGATTTTTTATCTCTTCTATTTCTTTGTTAAATTCTTTCCTTATTTCTTCTTGTATGTTGTTGCTATCTGTTTTATTCAGATTCTTTATTAAATCTTTTATTTCATTTAATTCTTTACTCTGTGCTTCTATGATTGAATTAAATTCAAGGTACTTTAAAGAGCTATCAACCATTGTTATTCCCTCGATTGACTTTACGATTGACTTCGCACTATCCAAAGCATTGGGATTAGCCGGGAGCGGGGCTGAACTGTATTCAAATAAATTCCATTTGTTATATGTCCATACATTATCATTCTGTTTAATGTCCTCACTCTTTGCCGTAAAACCTATGCTCCAAGTATTTATAATTCCCTCTAAATGTAATCGATAAATATCGTCAGCAAATTTTGTGTTACTAAAAACTGTTTTTGCTTTTACGCCATTACTTTCGACAAACAGCTCTGTGTTCTTTGCAATCGGCTGATTGTAATTATGATTAAAGAAAACTGTTTTAGTCTTATTGAAATCACTTGCATCCATACCAAGCGGGTTCATTATATCTTTCGTCCTGTCAATATCATTAGTTGATATGTAATGAATTATCGCTCTTTCTTCTTTGAGTGATTTTGTCTCAGTATCACAAATATTAAAAAATTTAGTTTTCATTATTATTATTTTCTTCGTTGTTTTCTTCGTCGGGGATTATTTCTTCTTTCGGGATAGGCTGTTTTAATTCATCGTAGCCTTCTATTTCATCGAAATTATATTGCTGTCTTAATTCGTTTATTGTTATCGCATTGGATTCTATGAGTAATTTATTTTGTTCAATCTGTACCGTCGGGTCTTGCTTTAATTGAAAGTCAAATACTACTCTTAAATTTTCTCTGAAATTAGTTTTAACGAATGATGTTAGCTTTGAACTGATATTCATTGAGAACGGAATAATATTATTTTCAATGTAACTTGATATTGTTGCAAGCGCTGATGCCCTGTTCACATCATCGGTAATACCCAGCACTGCTTTCGGAGTTTGGAATATCGTTAATATCTCATCACGAATTAAGTTTCTTGAATTAACATAATCCATTTCTTTTACCGAGCTTTGAAGTTGCTCATACCTTAATCCGCCCTCTAATACAGGTGTCTTGCCTGCATTTTCAGCACCGCCGTATTTTGACTGCCATTGGGTTTTAATGCTTTTCTTTTGGTCATCGGTTAAACTATTCTCGGAATACAGAAATCCATCAAATCTTGCGTTGTTAGTTAAGAATGTTTTTTGAAATGTACTCTGTAATTTGTCAATTACAAGCTGGTCAGGGATTGCCGATATAGTTGCTTTATATCCGTATGGATTGTCAATTATCGGAAGTTTAAAGACAAGTATATCTTGAACTTCAAAACGTAACGTTCTGCCTGTCTGGATTAATTCGTAGTAAAGTATCTCGGTATTTGTGTCATTAAATACTGTTCTCAAATACGACGGTAAAGGAATAAATTGCTGCGGTGTTCCGATTGCGTCTCTTAATATCCACCAATAAGCCACGCCCTTGAAATCAAGTGAAAGGGAATTAAGTTTGCATAAATCGTTTATTGACTGGTCGTAAATATTATTCTTTTGAAAAAACTTATATACATAGTCATAAGGGTTTTCAAGTTCAATCCAGTGTTTGCCTTGATACTTTTGAACAATGATATTAGCCATACCGATATTGTTAGCTCTTACATTGGCACACGCATAAGCAAATGATGCGTAGTTATCCGCATTGCTGCTAAATAATTGTGGAAAGACTTTGCTTAAACCTTGATAGTCTGTGAGGCTATAATCTTTTTTCTTACTAAATATGTTTTTTATTTTTTCTGCTATACTCATTTTAGAATAACAAAAAAAGCGAAACCTCAACACACACTGCATTTCTGCTGTATGTTGAAGCTTCGCCCTCTATGT